GCCCTTCGGGGCGGGTACCCCTATTATAAAAGAGTCCCATCGCTCTAACCTACAAAAGTGGGTACGTGCGTTTTAAAAATATTTAAAAATTTTTTCTCAGGTAAAAACCCCCATGGCAGTTTACAAAGACTACGAGATACGAATAAATCTGAATGAGATGGTCGAGCACATGATACCAGTCTGCGACGTACTTCATCCAGACCACTGCTTGACCGAAGCACAAGTTGACCAGATAGCACATGGTCTCCGAGAAGATATAGATCTGTCTAGCATCTACAAACAGGCAGAAGACGAAATTAAAAGATACTGCGAGAAATTCGGAGTGTCCATGCCCACTAATTACAAACCTTCATATCACCAGTAACATGAACATACTCTCATCATGCCCCCCTGTCTACACACTGCCAGGTACTTGGACGAAGTGTAACGCTATCATCCCACACTACAACGCTGATCCTAAGATAACCTTTGCTATATCTCTGGGAGTTATCGTAGTCTTACTCATAGGGTATGGCATATACATGACCTTTGGCAGAGGAGGTAAGAACCTCAAAGATGAAATCAAAGAACATGCTAGAATGCATGAACTCGGAATTGCTCATGGACATGAGGGTAGAAACCATTTGAAACCTAATCTGTCTCGAAAGGCACAGGAGCAGGATTATCCACAGCACCATCATGAATAACATAGGATTAGAAATAGTATTTTGGACTGTGCTAGGAGTTTACCTTCTAGCAAAACTGGGTGTGTTTAAGAAATGAACTTAGACCTACTCACTGACGATGAATTTGAGGAACTACTAAATGCGATTGACGCAAAAAATGATCGAAGAAATCCAGATAGCAATGGAGCACACGAAGAAAGATGGCACCGTGAACTGGAAAGATGGAGACGAAATAGAGATCTCCGTAGCAGGGACGTTCGCAGCAGATAGGTTTATTACCATACATAATAGAAGTAAGAAACCTTGGGAACCTTCTATCAACAGTAGTCACCATCCTGACCACGTACCGTTTGATGCTGAAGAGTACTACAAGAAATGGCCTCAGTTAAAGAATGAATGAACTAACAGTAGCAATCTATTTGGTCTGTTTCGCAGCAACTTGCGGGGCAGCCATTACTTTTATGTGGACTATGATGAATGCTACTTTACGAGATCTTGACAAACCTAGGAAGAAGACTTATAATTTACATCCAGAGATGGAAGATGTTAAGGATGGGGAAGAACTCCTAGTCTTTAGAACTTTCAATTTAGAGGAAGACACTGACGAAGAATGAAAAAAGTATGGAGAATATGGGCGAAGGCACTCGGAGACAAGTCTGGTAACACCGATAAAGAAGCAGATTTCGTTGCTATCATCCGTACACTCATCTTTGTTCAACTTGTTATCACGAATTGCTTTATCGTAGCAGGAAATATACGTCATTGGAACGATGCGGAGCAGTTACCAGACCCTGTAACCTTAAGCAATCCTAAAGAAATTATGAATATATGTTGATTACCACACAATATGTGTTATAATTAATAGAAATTCATCTATTTCTCTCATATGAAGTACAATCTTTACGACGAAAAACAGATTCATCAAGGAAAATTTGATTCTGTAGTGTCTCTTAGGACGTTTTTGACTGATCGTAAGTATGAAAAAGACTGTGACAAGGACATTTCGTGTACTTTTGACTATATTAAACTTATCAACTGGAGTTTTGACATAGAAGAATGACTCAGCAAGAGATTTCTGACTGTCTCTATGCCCTCAAATCACAAATTGAGGCACTTGAGACTCGCCTTAATAGCATGGAGCTTCTAATGAAGCGACCAAATAAGGAAAATTATGAAAAATTAGTGGACGTAGTACTTGAACATGACGCAAAACTCAACAGAATCTAAAATTTATCACATTTATTGGGAAGATAGATGTATTATGAGGGCGGTAGACGAGGACGACTTCCATCCAATATGGGAAAAACTCATGTGGGTGTACAATACCGAGTTAAATTACGTCGAAATTACGATTGACGAAGACCAAAATCACACAATTAGCGACGTTTCGTACTGAAACCCCCAAAAACCGCGTTGCTTCGCAACGTATAGAATAAATATTAATGAAAAGTAGGGCGAAAATCCTATGGAAGCAGAATTTTTAAGTCTCGAAGGAGAATTTACCATCCGAAATGGTCAAAAACTCTATAATTATACGAGAATAGCAGATATTCCCGAAAAATTTGACCATCTGATCAAGTTTTTACCAAAATATCCCGAATCACCCCATACTGTAGAGGAACATGCGAGGATGAATCGGTTTACAGACCACCTATATAAGTTACAAGAGAGAGAATTACACTAAATGCCCGCAGTAACACGCTTTGGCGACGCTGATGTGCCCCATTGTTCTGGTATGACTAGACAAGGCAAGTCAGATAACGTCTTTGTCAATGGAATCGGTGTCTCTAGGCAAGGAGATAGTAATACTGGGCACCTGTTGCCTGGTGGATCTACTTGTCCTGGTCATTCAGCACCAATTACAACAGGAAGTACAACTGTCTTTGTAAATGGCAAAGGATGTGGTAGAGTAGGTGATGGAGTTACTGGTTGTACATCAGTAGCACAAGGATCAGAAAACGTATTCGCAAATTAATTAATTATGGCAGCAACATGGAATACTGGAAACAGTATTGAATCGAAACCAAAGAAGACTAGACAAGGTAAAGGGTCACACTCAAAGTATAGTGCCACCTCTCGTAACGTAAAGAGGAAGAAGTATCGTGGCCAAGGCAAATAGAATAGTAGACGGTAAAAGAAACGCAAATATACCCGTAGACATGTCAGATGAGTTCTACGATAAAGGTAATGAGTACTGTAGATATCTAATAACAGATCCTAGATCAGATAAGTTGTTAAAACGTGTCTAAATAACTTCTAGGTCGAATACGTAGGTATACTATGGCAGCGGGGTCTCTTCCCAGTCGTGCGTTTAAGGATTTTGATCTTACTTTTAGACGAAATCCAATTACAAACGACGTTAATACTTTAAAAAACGAAAACGCTATCAAAGAAGCAGTAAAGAACATAGTTCGATACAACTTCTATGAGAAACCTTTTCTACCCAATTATGGTGGCAACATAACAGGGCAGTTATTTGAGTTATATGGGGCAGGACAGTCCGCAGCAATCGAAGAACAGATAAAAAACATCATAAACCTATACGAACCACGAGTTGTGTGTTATAGGGTGATTAGTAAGTTCAATGAAGACGACAATGATTTACAAGTAGAGATCTACTACTTGATAACAGGTCTACCTAATGTGATTGACAACTTAGAAATCATACTGAAGAGATAATGGCTCTAACACAAGTCAACTCGTTAGAATTTAACGAGATAAAGGCACAACTAAAAGCGTACTTGAGGGGACAAGCAGAATTCTCGGATTATGACTTCGAGGGATCATCACTTTCTACCTTATTAGACGTACTTGCTTATAACTCTTACTACTCATCGGTCAATGCCAACCTAGCGATCAATGAGAACTTTCTTGACACAGCAGTTTTAAGAGAAAACGTAGTAAAGTTAGCTAAGCTTATAGGATATACCCCAAGGAGTGCTAGAAGTGCCCGTGCGGGGTTTACAGTGGTCGTACAGACGATATATGGAACGGGTGCCAATGGTAGAGGATACCCAGAAGCAGTACAAATCAACAAAGGAGTCTTTGCATCGTTCACAGGAGAAGGTGGAGAGAACTTTGTATTCTCCATACCCAAAGATTTGATCGTATCGGTCAACACACTTGATGGTAAAGCAACATTTACAGGTGTAACCGCATTTGAAGGAATATTCATCACTGACACCTTCGTTAAAACAGAGTCAGAGAGACAAAGGTTCATACTAGGCAACTTGAATGCCGATACTTCAGCTATGACTGTTGAGGTAACACGTGGAGTTGTCACTGATGCATATTTGGAAGCAACAGATATAACAAGTGTAAGCAATATTAGTAAAATCTTCTTCTTAGAGGAATCTGAGAGCAAGAGACCAGAGATAGTCTTTGGTGATGGCATACTAGGAGAATCACTGATCAATGGTGACGTGATAGAAGTCACTTACCCAACCTCTATAGGGTCAGCACCTAATGGATTGACTGGATTCACCTTTGCGGGAACTGTAAAGGACTCTAGGAACGCTCCTATCACTTCTGGTATCAGTTTAACTCTGAATACACCTCCTGATGGTGGTGCTAGTCCAGAAACGATTGATAGTATCAAGTATTCTGCTCCTAAGTTCTATTCTAGTTTCGGTAGAGCAGTAACGACTAAGGATTATGAGGCAATCATTCCTCAGATCTATCCTAACGTCCAATCTATCGTTGCTTTTGGTGGTGAGGAAGCAGATCCACCAGAATACGGTAAAGTGATCGTTGTTATCAAACCTAAAAACGCAGATCGT